TGAGGTATATTTTCCTTAATGCTGACAATAAGGTAGTATTTCAGACCGGCATAACCTGCAGGCTTCCTTCTACGTCTCAAACATTTGACGGTGATATGAGCAAGTTTTTCCCTTCACTTATGCGTGCCGCAGCAAGCAGAGGAGCGACATCAATTTACATGCTTCACAATCATCCTTCAGGAACACCAAAACCTTCTGCAGCAGATGTATCGGCAACAAATACGTTATCTAAATACTTCAAAAAATGCGGATTGGAATTTAACGGACATGTTATTATCAACCATAATAAATTCGGCTGCATTGATGGAGATTTGAAAATATCTATAACCGATCTGAGCAAAGGTGCCAAGGATATGATCATGACACCTGAGATTAAACATCCGCTTTTGAATAAGAAAATAACAAGTTATACTAGTTTAGCTGAGGCGGCTAAGTCTGTACAGGTTAGCGATGACATTTCAACAGCAATATATGTAAGCAGTTTGGGTGAGGTTAGGGCTATAAGCGAATTCAGCAACAAGCTGAAAGACAAGTCTAAATGGATTAAAGAGTCAATGGTAGAGCTTGGAGGAAGTACGGTTTATATTTCTACCAGCAGCTTGGAAGTAAGAAAAGAAATGAACAGAATTATGGGAATGGATGGAACCATAGTGGATGTCATTTACTTTGTCGATGAGGATTATGCCGTAAGCTCAAGACAAAATGATGCTATTCAGGGAACAATGAACTTTAATGAGTATCCAGCCAAGAGGGTAGGACCGGACACAAGATTCTCCATGAAGGATTCATCTGACAGACAGCTTGGAAAATACACGATTAGGGAGTATAATAAATATGGATGGGCAATCAACAACGGTTTGCTCACAGAAAAAGAATTATCAAATCTTTTCGATAAAATTAGCGATAAACATCTAGGCACACAGTTTACAAAAAATCAAGATGGTTTGTTCATTATTCCAGTTGGTGATGAGTTTGGAATCAATAATAAACTGATTTATACAAATGGAAATTATTATGACCCTTCAATAGAACAAGTGGTTACTATTAATCTACATACTGAAACAAAAATTGATATGATAAGGAGGAGCATACTTTATGAAGAAGCTAATGGATGGGAACCTATTTGGTACTCGGATAGAATTAATACTGATTACTCAGAAAATGAACTTATCTCGAGATACTCAGCTACTGATTATAGGCTGCCTGGGGGAAGTACCGGAAGAGAAAAAGGAAGAAAAGGCGAAAGAATTAATAAAGGCAATAAATGGGAAAACGGAGGAACAAATAATAAAGGGAATAACAGAAGGAAGTATTGCTTAAAGAATTCTCCTAACGGTGATGAGGACAGCAAGGGCCGTAAACTGACAGACGGACAAAAGAAAAAGTATGCGGACAGCATGGCTCTTGACAGAGATGGGAGGCTGGCATCACTTTATCATGCAACGAGTAATGGTGGTTTTACTGTATTTGATCCTAAAGAATCTGATGATAAAAGATCGCTATTCTTTACTAATGATATAGAGGTAGCTGCAACTTATAACGATACAGATGAAATATTTGATCTTTCAGGCGATGATATGGGCGATGAGGGAAACTATGAGGTTTATCTTAATCTGAAAAATCCTATGATCATTGAGGGTAACGGACAGCATTGGAATTATATCAGCACTGGTGACGATCAAGGAAAATGGATTGATTACATTTCACTTAATTACATCAAGGGTTTTGGGAAATTCGGCAATACTTATTCATTTGAGATCGGTGCTGATTATGATGACGATTCAATTTCTACAGAGGACAGAAATGAGGCTATAGAATTTCTTACCGGATATGGTTTCTCTGAATCAGCTGCTGAGGATGCCGTGACTAAGGCAGAGGAAAACAGCGGATATAGCATAGAAAACTTCAGCTTAGACTCAAAAGGGAATTTACCGGAGGGCCACAACACACGTTACTGGGCTGAATATGCACAGAACAACGGATATGACGGTGTTATATTCCGTGATATTGTTGATATAGGCGAGTACGGTGATCCGGATATTCAAGGGGCTTCTGACATTTACATCGCATTTTCTCCTGAACAGGTTAAATCGGTAGACAATGAGAATCCTACGGACGATCCGGATATACGTTTCAGCATGAAACAGCCGGTGGAAACAAATAAGAATCTTATTGCGGTCCATAACATCAGAGAGTCTGAGTTGCTGAAATCAATCAAGCTGGGCGGACTTCCAATGCCAAGCATAGCAATTATCAAGGATGATTACGATCATAACGAGTACGGTGACATTTCATTGATCTTTGATAAAGATACTATTGATCCGGCCAAGAGTTCAAATAAAGTATATGGCGGTGATGCATGGACACCTATCTATCCGCACCTGGAATACGAGGTTAATGATTCTAGGCTGAACGATTACTCCAACAAGTTTTATGAATTGGAACGCAAGGGACTGATTCGCAGCGAATTCAGAAGCACACCTTACAATTTGGTATCCGATATGGATGGACGGCTGGAAAGGTATGGCGGTGAGGCTGGTTTGATAGAGTATCTGAAAACAGATACAGCCATGAAAAACATGTTTCTTGCTGATACTACTGGTCATCCTATTGACTTGATCCATAAAACTGAAACTACAGAAATCAGCGATAATGAAAAAGAACTGTCCCAGTATTTCATTGATAATGCTCCTAATCTGATGAAATCGTTTGAGGATCAGATGTCAATCAATCCTGTAGCTTGGCCTTCATGGGCAAAGAATAACAAGCCTGAAATAATAAAGGTATACAGCAAATATCTTGCCGAAAACGGACTTAAAAAATCTGAAATTGACAAATTGGTTGAGAGTATGAATGGTTATAGTTTAGGACTACTCATAAGACACGCTTTGAACTATAAGTCTAATGGCGGAATTACAACTAAAGAAGTCACAGATACTGAGGGTACATATGACAAAATCAATAACGCTGTAGATCAGAACGAATATGAGAAATGGTTGGAAAAATTACTCTCAGGCATTGAAAAATCATCAGGCATAAGAAAACCAAACGTGGACACATTTACAAGCTCCGGTAACAGAAAAAGTTTCAAAACGCTTCATTATGAGGAGAATCTTGAAAATGTTGTAAAGGTGATGAAGGGGCAGGAGAACGGTGATACTCTATTCAGTGCTATGGGAATATGGGGTGTATCGGCTAAAGATTATAAGAGCATTAAAGAGATCAAATCTGATTCCAGCCGCTTGACTCATGCCGATCCGGATACTTATAAAAAATATAAGGAAGAGTATGGGGAAAGATTATCCAAAATAGCAAACAAAATAAAAGACAAGAGACAGGACAATGAATTTATAGCACTTGATAATGCAATGGCTACTATAATTGACGCTGTTAGAATATCCAAGAGTGAAGCATCTATCAGCAGCTATATTAAAAAGTGGTCCAATGCATCTGATCCAGCTGGCATAGCAAAAGAAATAGTATCTTTGGTAAATGATATAGCTAACATGCCTACTGAATACTTTGAAGCAAAACCTAAGAGGGCTGTAGAATTAAGCGAGATTAAAGCGGCAGTAATTCCGGAAACAGCATCCGATACTTTAAAGCAGTTACTTGACAGCAATGATATTGACTATCTGACATATGGTGAGAATGACAGACTTGAAAAGGTTAATCAGGCAGCTGCAGAATACGATCTGAAGTTTCAGATGAAATCTGACAAGGATAAGCTCTTGAATCAGAAGAATAAGGAAATAGAAAATCTGAACGAAAAGATCGCATTCCTAAAAGCTGAGACTAGGCTCACTAAGATTCCGGTACCTGAAGAAAAGGTTATGAATAAGAAGATCAGCGAAATCATCGAGGATAACCTAGGCCATATGGATTCAGCTCTGCATGGTGAAATTAAAAAGGTATTCAAGGAAATATATACTGAGCTTAATAAGGGCGAGGATATGTCAACCGGAATGCTTTACGATCTTGCAGAGGGTGCAGCTAGAATGATACTTTCAAAGTACAAAATGATGCATGATTCCTATGAGGATAACTACGAGAGCATCAAGCGAGATCTGAAGAACAGAACTCTTCGCATAGACAGCAGCTATATCGGTGACTTTGGCGGAGAAAAGGGATTTGCTGATTTCAAAAGACGCAATTCAAAGTGGTTTAAACTTTCCACAACTGAGGGCTATAGCGTAGATGAAATGTACAATGACCTTGCTGCTGAGTATCCTGGCCTCTTTGACGCAGACACATATACCAACGAAGCGGATCAGATCAGCAACATAGCAAGCATGATGAATGACATGGAGCCGTGGTACGAAACCTACAGCATGCGTCAGCAGAATGAGCTTACACCTTTTGTAGCCAAGGAAATACTTGATGCCGTATATTCTACGGAGCCGCATCAGACATACGCTGACAAGACTAAAGCCAAGTATGATGAAATGCTGCAGGAGCAGCGTGAAACATACAAGCGTAAGCTGGCTGAGAAAACTGAGAAGTATGTATCAGAGCGAAATGCTGTGATCCAAAAGCACAAGGACAGAATAGAAGCTCGTTACAAGGCCAAGCTGAATGCGGTAAAGAAAAACAACAAGGACAAGACTAATCGCAAGTATTACACATCAAGGATCGAAGCATACGCTGAATGGATGTCGCATACGCTGCTTGAGCCGGCAGATGACAGACATATACCTGAAGGATATAAAAAGGCAATAGCAGAAATGTTGGCTGGTTTTGACTTCAGCACTAAGAGAAGCAGAGCTTATACAGAAAAGAACGGTCCGTCCAAGCGTACTATGAGATTCATCGCACTCAGCAATGCTTACTCAGAAACCATTAAAGCGGATGACTCCCCATTGGAGCCGGATGAGGAAATGGCAGATCAGCTGAAACTGCTGGCAGAGGCTATGGATGGCAGAAGGTTTGAGGACCTGAATCTTGATGAGCTGGCGGATGTATACCACATCATTAAAAAGATCAGATATTCGCTGTCAACCATTAACAGAGCCTTCTCTGAGGGGATTAAGCAGAACATAGCTGAGCTAGGTGATGCGGTAATAGCTGAGGCGGCTACGCATAGCGACAAGGCTGACAAGTCAGGCTTCATTCCGGAGGTTATGAGATTTCTTAATGAGTCAAACGTAAATCCTTCTGATATGTTTGCGGTTATGGGCGGCACAGAAAATATGCTTTATCAGAACATGAGAAACGCATTTGACAAGAACATCATGAATGTAGATCAGATAAAGCAGTATGTTGAGGGACTCGGATCAAAATACGCTATCAAGGAATGGGAGAATAATGGCAGAGCTGAATCCTTTACAGTGTCAAGCGGTGAGACAATAGAGCTGCAGCCGGTGCAGATAATGTCGCTGTACTGTCTGAGCAAGCGTCAGCAGGCACTGACACATCTGCTTGGATCAGGAATCGTAGCATCGCCTATGCAGACATTTGCCGGCAAGCGGCAGGAAATCATGAAGGGAGTATACTCTAAAAATCTGTCTCAGAACAAAGTGAGAGTTACCTATGAGGACCTGCAGAAAATAATATCAACGCTTAGCCGTGAGCAGAGAGCAGCTGCAGAGGAAATCCAGGACTATCTGAACACTACATGTGCTGACTGGGGAAATGAAACATCCATGAGGCTGTACGGATACCGTAAATTTACAGAACAGAATTACTTCCCTATAAAATCTGCAGATGCATTCCTTAATGAAATGTTTGATAACAGGCAGCCGGCAAAGATCAAGAACGTGGGCTTTACCAAGAACACTGTGGTCAATGCCAATAATCCTATAGTTATTGATGACATTTTCAACGTGCTGACGCAGCATGCAACTACCATGTCGATGTACAACAGCCTAGTGCCGGCAATAACGGACTTTGAGAGAGTCTACAATTACAAGCAGATGCAGGACAAAATCATAACAGCATCGGTGCAGGACAGCATCAGAAAGGCTTATGGAAAGTCAGCCAACGCTTACATTAAGCGTTTCATGAATGACTTGAACCAAAACTATACGAGCATCAGCGACCATAACCTTATCAATTTCTTCTTAAGGAAAATGAAGCAGGGAACATTGGGCCTGAATCTGAGGGTTTTGGTCCAGCAGCCTACAGCTATAGTCAGAGCCGGAGCTGTGATAGATCAGAAGTATCTTGCTAATCCTACTAACCTTGGAATCAGCATTAATGAGATGCAGGAGAAATCACCAATCGCCAAGTGGAAGAGCTGGGGCTTCTACAACACTGATGTTAGCCGTGACATGAAAGATATTTTCATGGACAACAAATCGACTGCAGATAAAATTTTCATGGGAGCTTACGGAAAAGCTGATGATATTGGCTGGGCTTGGATATGGAATGCTGTTAAGCATGAGATTAACGCTACGAGAAAAGATCTGAAGCCTGGATCAGAAGATTACTGGAAGGCCGTAAACGAGCGTTTCAGCTATGTTATTGACCGTACTCAGGTAGTTGACAGCGTGTTCCACAGATCGCAGTTTATGCGTAACAATGACACCATGAGTAAGATCGTAACATCATTCATGGCGGAGCCTACGAAAACGTATAATCTGTTGAGGACAGAGCTGCTTATTGCAGGACATGACTTCAAGGCCGGAAAAAAAGCAAGTGCTACCAAGAGAGTGGCAAGGGTTATATCAGTATTCATGGCTAACGCTGCAGCTGTATCAATAGTAGCGGCATTAATTGACGCTCTGAGAGGAGCTGATGACGATGACAAGGACAAAACATTCCTTGAGAAATGGCAGAAGTACAGCATTCAGAACATTGGACAGAATGTAAATCCGCTTACGCTGCTGCCTATGCTGAGGGATGTTAACTCGCTTTTCCAGGGCTACGATGTGACAAGGCTGGATATGGAAGGTATAACCAACTTGGTCAAGGCGGTGACTGATTGGCAGAACAGCAAGCTGTCACTGTATCAGAAGATCAAATCAACAAGCAAGGGTATATCCGATGTGACAGGAATACCATTGTACAATGTGATGCGTGACGGTGAGTCAATATGGGAGCAGACATATAAAATGGTTGTATCAAAATCTAAGACTGACTATATCAAGCATAGGATGTACTACTCCATAGACAATAAAAAGAACGCAGCAGTTTTCAAACGTGACTTCATGGCTGCTAAAGAGGCCGGTGACACAGAGGCGGCAGAAAAGATCAAGGCGGATATGCTTGAGCATGGATATAAGGAAAAGGAAATCACTGATTATGTGAATTCCAAAATATCCGAGGAATACTCAAGCGGCATTGACAAGGCTATAAAGTCAGGCGATACCGGATCAATAACTGATGCATATGAGAACATGGTTGCTGCAGGTTATCCGGAGGACAAGGCCAAAGGTAAGCTGAAGTCAGCACTTAATTCCGTTTACTACGATGCTATAGACGAATCTGATTATTCAACGGCAAAGTCAGTGCTGTCGATATTAAGACAGTACGGATTCAATACCAAGAACAAATTCCGGAGCAGTCTGTATAGCAAGTACAAGGATGCTATGCTTGCAGGAAAAACTAATGAGGCCAAGAAAATAATCGCTATCATGCGGAATAACGGTGTAAGTGAGGATTATATCGAAAAGACTGTGATAAAGGGTGTGAAGCGAGAAATGGCTGTCAACGAGCTAGGTAAGCTGCTTAAGGCCGGCAACACATCTGAGGCATGGAGAAGGGCTTGGAACTATCATTACAAGTACGGATGGGAAACCAAGAGTCTTATTGCCGGAGGCTATGAGACATACGAAAAATAGCAGGATAAAGCAGGGAGGCGAAACACTCCCTGCTTTTCTCTATAATTGGGCTATATAAAGAAAGGAGAAATGCCATGTATGATATACACATAACAGTGAATGGTCAGACTGCAGTGGTTCAAGAGCATAACATAATTGTATCAGATGCTAAAAACTATCTGAATGCTGTTTTCACGTTTTCCTCAGAATGGGATGGAATGACTAAGACTGCTATTTTTACAAGGAAGGAATTGGTAAAACCTGTTTTATTGACTGATGATAGGTGCGTGATTCCTTGGGAGGTTATTAAGCAGGGAGGTTTTGTTGTTTCTGTAGTTGGTATGGCTAATGGAACCGTAATAACTACCAGTACCGTTTCCATTGAACCGGATTTAAAATGTATCCCATTTCCGGTAATGATAAACGAAACTAGTTATTCAGCAGGTGACACTATAAATCCGCCTACGGTGGACATATACGATCAGATCATCAACATGCTGATTAACTCTGCTGAGCAGGCGAGAGAGGCAATTAAAGGTGAGATCGACACAATAAAAATTGATGCATCCAATCATCTGATCGTTACCAACAAGGCCGGTCAGTCTTTCGATTTTGGCTATGTTAAGGGTGATAAAGGTGATAAGGGCGATCCGTTTATTTACACTGACTTCACGTCAGATCAGCTGCTGGGCTTGAAGGGACCTAAAGGCGATCCATTTGTTTACGATGATTTTACCGCAGATCAGCTGACAGCACTCAAGGGAGCCAAAGGTGATCCGTTTGTATATACGGATTTTACTCCTGCACAGCTTGCGGCACTGACTGGACCTAAAGGCGATAAGGGCGATCCATTTATCTATACGGATTTTACGGCAGATCAGCTGCTTGGATTAAAAGGTGACAAGGGCGATGCTTTTAAGTATACGGATTTTACGGCAGATCAGCTCGCAGTTTTAAAGGGACCGCAAGGCGATCCTGGAGCTGCAGCTACGATAGCGGCAGGGACAGTAACATCAGGTGATATTCCGAGCGTTTCCAATGTCGGCACTCCGACAGCAGCCAAGTTTAACTTTGTGCTGCCCAAAGGAGACAAGGGAGACAAGATGACATATGCCGATCTGACGCAGGCCGAGATAGATATACTGGCATCTAAGGTTGCTCAGAATGCACAAAACATAGATCTGACTCCATATGCTAAGAATGCTGATCTTGCTGTTGTTGCTAAATCAGGGCTGTATAGTGATCTTAGCGGCAAGCCTGATTTAAGCATTAAGGCTGATAAGACCTATGTTGACAGTCAAGATACATCTTTAGCTAACCAAGCGTCTACGGCACTTAGCACACATAACGCTGCTAATAATGCTCACTCTGACATCCGTACATTGATTGCTGATCTGACAACAAGACTCAACGCATTAGCAAACAGTGATGATACTACACTGGACCAGCTGTCGGAAATTGTGGCATACATCAAATCAAATAGGACATTGATAGAGTCGGTAACAACAGATAAGGTTTCTGTTTCGGCAATCATCAATAATCTGACTACCAATGTTGCAAATCAGCCTCTGTCTGCTGCACAGGGTGTTTCTCTTAAAGCACTGATAGATGCTCTCACTACAACAGTCAATGGCAAAGCCGCCAGTGCAACAACTCTAGCCGGATATGGAATCGGTGATGCTTATACAAAGACTGAGGCAGATAATAAACTCAGCGGTAAAGCAGCAGTAATTAATTATTCATCAACCATAGGTACATCCTGGACCGACAACACAGGATACTTCACGCAAAACCTTACAATATCAGGATTGCTTGCAAGCGACATGCCTACTGTAGATTATGTTCCAGTAGACGGAGCAAAAGACGAGACGATAGACGGAGCCTGGAGCAAGATATATAAGATGACAGTCACTGCTGATGACACTCTAAAGATATATACATCAGAAGCGTTGACGGTTTCTATTCCTATTCAGATTAAGGTGGTGAGATAAATGGGAGATTGTTATATTACGAGACGTGGCGGAGGCAGTAGTGATGTAATAAACGGTATTATTGGTGAATACCGTGCGTCTGGAGCAGATATAAGTGCTAATACATTTGTGGAATTTTTAAATGATTACAATAATTTAATAAGTGGAACAGAAGCAGTGTTTAATGCAGCTAGTACAAATTACATTTCAGCAATTCTTATAGATTCAATGCATGCTTTGGTATGCTATCAGGATGGAGGCAATAGCAATTACGGAACAGCCGTTGTTTTGACTGTCAGCGGTACTTCAATCACAACAGGAACTGAAACGGTGTTTAATTCCGGTAATACAGAGGATAAAAATGTGGTTCTCATTGATTCTAATCATGTCCTAATATGCTATAGAGATAGTGATAACAGTGGCTATGGAACAGCTATAATTCTTACTATTAATGGAACAACAATCACGATAGGAACAGAAACAGTGTTTAATGCAGCCAGTACAAGTTCTATTTCAGCAGTTCTATTGGATTCAACTCATGCTTTAGTGTGCTATAAAGATAATGGATACGGTGGTTATGGAACTGCACAGATTTTAACTATTAGTGGGACAACAGTTACAGCAGGAACAGAAAAATTCTTTAATGCAGGTAGTACAGCATATATTTCAGTATTTGTATTGGATTCAGCACATGCTTTTGTATTTTATCAAGATGCAGGTAATAATAGCTATGGAACAGCAGTTGTACTTACTATCAGCGGTACAACAATCACGATAGGAACAGAAACAGTATTTAATGCAGCCAGTACAAGTTCTATTTCAGCAGTTCTATTGGATTCAACTCATGCTTTAGTGTGCTATAAAGATGAAGGTAATAAAAATTATGGAACAGCACAAATGCTAACTATCAGTAGCACTACTATCACAATAGGAACAGAAACAGTGTTTAATGCAGGACTTACATTTACTAATCAACCAATCCTTATCGACTCAAATCATGTTCTAGTATGCTATTCAGATTTTGTAAACAATTTTTATGGAACAACTATAATTCTTACTATTAATGGAACAACAATCACGGTAGGAACTGAAACAGTGTTTAATGCAGCCAATACAACTGGCATTTCAGCAGTCTTAATTGATTCTAATCATGTCCTAATATGCTATAGAGATAGTGATAATAGCGGAACATCTGTTGTTCTGCAAGTACCAAAAGTGATAAAAGCCTCGGAGTTTAAGATTGAAGGTATAACTAAAACCAAATGCACATCAACTACCACGGGAAAAGTTTGGACATTATAATCACATCGGTAGGCAGTCACAATCGTGACTGCCTTTTGCTATTATGTAAAAAAAGCAGAAAGGAGATAGCGATGCCTGATATGAACTGTGTAACACATAGCGAGTGTGAAAACTATAGGAAAGACTTTTCGGACAAGCTGAACGATACAAGCAATGATGTAACAGAGGTTAAGACAACTCAAGACTTTTTAGTAAAAGCCTTTTGGGTTTTATTTACTGCTATAGTTACTGGCTTTGGATCAACAGTGATTGCTATTTTGTCTACGAGATAAGGAGGACATATATGAAAAAAAGAATGAGAAATCCATACTTTTGGATAGGAATAATCGGTATCGTGCTGACTGCTATGGGAGTATCGGCTGATACACTGACATCATGGAATGCGGTCTACGCTGCACTGCTGCAGCTGATCCATAATCCGTACATGATCGGATCGGTAATCATAGCACTTGTCGGAGTGTTTGTTGATCCGTCAAGCAAGGGTCTGCTGGACAGCAAACCTATGATTGAGAGAGAGGATGAGTGAAATGTTTAAAGGCATTGATGTTTCGTACTATCAGAAAAAGCCTTATGGTTACAGATATAAAAAGTTTAAGGATGCAGGCTGGGATTTTATCATAGCTAGGATCGGCTATGCTTATGCCGGCTATCGCAATCCGGACAGCACATTTGATCATAACTACAATATGTGCAAAAAATATGGTATCAAGTTTGGAGTTTATTTTTACAGCAATGCGAAAAATGCGGATATGGGCCGTGACGAAGCTAAGTATGTATTGAAACTCTTAAACAAAAGGAAGATAGATTATCCTATTTGGATCGACATTGAGGACAATGCGACATCCGGCAAAGCATCACCTGAACAGCTGGCGGCTGCAGCAAGAGCTTTCTGCAGGACCGTAGAAGCTGCAGGCTATAAGGCAGGTGTATACGCATCATACTCATGGATCGTCAATAAGATAGGCGATATATCTGATCTGCATAAGTGGGTAGCACAGTATAATGAAACGTGCAGCTATTCCGGCAAGCATGATATGTGGCAGTATTCTTCTACTGATACGGTTCCAGGCTTTAAGGGCAGAAGGGATGTCAATAAATGCTATGTTGACTACAGCATTAAGGAGCCGGAGAAATATTCCGGCAAGTTCCCAGCTCTGCCAAGGAGAGGCTACTTCAAGTTAAATGATAAAGGCAGCAATGTAAAACTGCTGCAGGCTTACCTGAATTGGTCCGTTAATGCTAAGTTGAAACTTGATTGTGTGGTTGGTCCTAAAACCATTAATTCCGTAATTATATTTCAGGATAAGAACGGTTTAACTGAGGACGGTCTTTTCGGTAAGGACTGCCTGGAAAAAGCTAAAGCTGTAAAGTTATAAGGAGGTGATCCAAGTGTCTAAGGGTAAAAGAAAAAAAGGCGGTGGCGGAGGCTGCTAGCCTGATCGATTGTTATAACTAATAGCTGCTAGATAAAAACACAAAAATACAGAAAACATCCGCAGGTTTTATCGCTTGCGGATGTTTTTTTGCATAATATAAATGGTACTAAAATGGTACTAAAAAGTTTCGTAGAGAGCATTTTCGTGGTGTTATTTATGGAATGCGTGGAACAGAAACGCTATATTGCAACAAACACCATTATATAATAGAAGTAAACGTAATTAGATAAAATTGAAAAATTGTTCATTGTTTTCCCTCTTGTTCTTGACATTATGTCGCCTAGAACATTATAATATAGTTTGTGTGAATATATCAAGATTTAATTAAGTAATGCATATTTTTTTTGAATAATTTTCCTTAAATATATTGAACTGAATAGTGAAAGGAGGTGCTTTAATGTCTCCAATAATTGTAACAATTATTATTGCTATAGTTGCGTTAGTCTTAGGACTATTGATCGGATATATATATAGAAAAAACGTTGGGGAGAAGACGATCGGCAGTGCAGAGCAGAAAGCCAGGAATCTGATTCTTGATGCAGAAAATAAATCCGAAACTATAAAAAAAGAGATTACATTAGAAGCAAAAGAAGAAGCCCATCGCATGAGAAGCGATGTTGAGCGCGAGGTCCGTGAAAGAAGGGCCGAGATACAGCGTTCAGAAAGAAGACTCGTTCAGAAAGAGGAGTCTATTGACAGAAAGTTAGAGAACATTGAGAAAAGGGAAGAAAGCATTACTAGACACGAGAGAGATCTTGAAGAGAAGAAGGAAGAAGCTGAAGCTTACGTAGCAAAGCAGATCGAGGAACTGGAAAAGATTTCCGGTTACACTGCTGAGGAAGCTAAGGCCCTGCTGTTCGATGAGATCGAAAAGGATGTAAAGCACGAGGCTTCAGTCATGATCAAGGACGTAGAAGCCAAAGCAAAGGAAGAAGCCGACAGGAAGGCAAAGGAAATCATCACTGGCGCCATCCAGAGATGTGCGGCTGATCATGTTGCTGAAAGTACCGTCTCAGTCGTGGCACTGCCTAATGATGAAATGAAGGGCAGAATCATCGGCCGTGAGGGCAGAAACATCAGAGCTATCGAAACGCTGACAGGTGTTGACCTGATCATCGATGATACTCCGGAAGCAGTTATCATTTCAGGGTTCGACCCTGTAAGGCGTGAAGTTGCAAGACTGGCGCTGGAAAAGCTTATTGTTGATGGAAGGATCCATCCAGCAAGAATTGAAGAGATGGTAGAGAAGGCTGAGAAAGAAGTCAACGCCACCATCAAGGAAGAAGGAGAACAGGCTACATTTGAATGCGGCATACACAACCTTCATCCTGAACTTGTTAAACTTCTGGGCAGACTTAAATACAGAACTTCATACGGACAGAACGTACTCAACCATTCGATCGAGGTATCACATCTGGCCGGACTTATGGCAGGAGAACTTGGACTTGATGTCAAACTGGCAAAGAGAGCCGGCCTTCTCCACGACATAGGCAAGGCACTGGATCATGAATACGAAGGTACGCATGTAGATATAGGCATTCAGGTACTGAAGAAGTACAAGGAATCCGACGCAGTCATCAATGGCATGGCAGCGCATCATGGAGACTATGAGCCTAAGAGCATGGAAGCCGTTCTCATAGCAGCTGCCGACGCCCTTTCAGCGGCGAGACCGGGAGCAAGAAGAGAAACTTTGGACGTTTACATCAAGAGACTTGAGAAACTTGAGGAAATCGCCAACACGACGCCAGGTGTCGAGAGGTCGTTTGCTATTCAGGCAGGCAGAGAGATCAGAATCATTGCTAAACCTGATGAGACCACAGACGCTGATATCGTAATGCTGGCAAGAGATATCTCCAAGAAGATAGAATCAGAACTGGAATATCCGGGTCAGATAAAGGTAAACGTTGTAAGGGAAACCAGAGCAGTAGACTACGCAAAGTAAGGATTAACTCCCCATGTAACAGTGGGGAGTTATTTGATGTAACAGCAGGCGCCGATGGCAGAAGCTTCAGGCACCTTAGACCAGGCGGATGAATGCCGCCGATTAATTGAAAAGAGGAAGTAAATAATGTTTGTATATCTTGACAACAGCGCTACTACGAAACAGTATCCGGAAGTGACCAAACGCATGGCGCTGGCTGCAGAGAACTACTACGGAAATCCGTCTTCACTGCACACCATGGGTGTTGAGGCAGAGAAGCGTCTACGCGAGGCCAGAAAGATGGCGGCAAAGGGATTTGGCGCCTCTGAAAATGAAATCATTTTCACCTCTGGCGGCACGGAATCCGACAACACGGCTATCTTTGGCGCTGCAAGAAAAAAGAGAAGAGACGGCAATAAGATCATAACTTCTAAAGTTGAGCATCCGGCTGTGCTGGAGGCGATGAAGCGTCTTGCTGATGACGGCTTTCAGATAGAGTACATCGGGGTCGACAGCAAGTGCAGACTCGATATGGAACAGCTCAAAGCTGCGGTAGACGATAAGACGATACTTATTTCCATCATGATGGTAAACAACGAGACGGGTACATTAATGCCAGTTCGTGAAATAGCAAAAATCAAGGGAAACGCCCTGTTTCATGTTGACGCTGTGCAAGCCTTCGGAAAAGTCGATATAAGCGGCACAGGGGCCGATTTAGTAGCTGTAAGCGGG